GAGCTTAAGAGCGAGACAGTGAAAGCCTCTCTTCAAGAATGGCTCGGAGTTGGGATTGACCCCAGGACAAAAGCTCCTCGCATTCGCAAAAGCGGACAGTTGGAAGAAGTCCGTGCGATTAAGAAATTCCCAGACCACGTTATGCTCGACGGCAAGCCGGTGGCTGTTTTCCACACCGATCCGTACATCATAATGAGCCGAGCACTCGACCTGCAAGCACGTCGCACGGCGTTTGTCGAAGCGTTTGGAAGCGGAGAGAAAGTTTCAAACGTCAGTAACAAGACGCTTAGAAATCTGGCATCGACGCTGGGACTCAAGGTTGGTCTCACGAAAGAACAACTCATCGAACGTGCAACCGAAGCGGGAGTTCCACCTGAGAAGCTCGTCGGAGTAACTTGGAACTCGCTTCGCAAGCTCTTGAAAGACGCTGGCACCACGAGTGGGCTTTCGAGAGAAGAATACCTGTCGCAAATTGAATCTCTAAATGCTCAGAACTTCACGAAGCCTCAGCGTCGAAAGATCGTTGAGTTAGCAAGGAAGCTCAAAGGGATTCCTCTGAACGATGACTTTTTTAACATCTATAATAATGTTCTCGCGAGGGCTAAGTCTCCTGTGCGCGACCTTGTGAGTGAGCTGCGAACTCAGTACGCTGCTGAAGGTGGCGACGTGCGTCACTTCGACGACGCACTTCGCGTGTGGCAAGGCATTCCACATCCGTGGGCACTAAATAGAAACCGAGGTGTGAGGTTTACCTCCGATGTCATCGGTGCGATGCAAACGTCACTAAGCGTTGCACCGAATATCACTCAGACAGTAATGCAAGTTCCTCGCTATGTGGGAATTATGCGCTTCGGAAAAGCGGTCGTCGACGTGATGCACGATCCTCAACTTACGACGTCGCAGCTGGTTTCCTTGGGGGCGTTCAACCGACAGATCGTCGACTGGAGCTTCGAACGCGGAGCAGCGCTCGAAAACACCGGGCGGATGATTCGCCAAGTGATGGGCACAGTAACTGGTCTGCGTTTTGTGAGCGAGCGAAATAATTTAATTGCTGCTCAAGGCTTTAAGCTCATGGCAGACGATTGGCGAGAGTACGGAGTGCCTAAGAGCGATCTGAGAGTTCTGAGCGACCTCTCGCTCACCAAGGCTGAGATTGCTGACGCTTCGAGCGGCAAGGCGATGAGCGACCGAACGTATCGAAAGATCATTCAGAACGGTGTCGCGCTTACGCAGTTCATAACGGAAGCCCCTCACAGGAAAGCTCGCATCGAAAACATCCCGTTTCTGCGAATCCTGTTTGCGTATTCGAACTACACGTTTGGAACCACGAGAGCGAACATCAAAGCGTTGGGCGACCTGCGAAGTGCGGTTGCAGCAAAAGACCTAAGTGCTGTTGGAGGTGCGCTTCGACGCTCTTGGCTTCTCCTTGCGGGGAGTGCTGGCGCTGGAATTGGGGCATCAGTCCTGCGCGAAGCTCTCAAAGGCCAGCTTACTGCTCCGCCTGAGAACGACGAGTGGTACGACCGTGCGCTCGCAGGAATGACAGAAGTTCAGCTCCTCGGTGCAACTCAGCGCATGATCGATCCGTTCCACTACGATGGAGGAGTCATTGAACGCGCTGCAATTGGGGTGATGCCTCAGGTTCGTGCGGTGATGAACTTCTTTGGAGCAATGATTGGTGGTTATGGGAAGTTTGGAAAATTCGGAATGGGCACACGTCTGAGAGAGAACATCAAGAGTAACTTCCCGCTGCTGAAAGCCCTCGGCGACCCGACGTTCATCGCCGATCCGTCGTGGGGGTGGATTGACCGCGCAGCGTATCCAGACCAGGATGCGTACTTCAGCGCACGATCTGAAGCTGGAAGTTGGATCAAAGCTAACCGTCCTCGCGAACGATTTGTGTTTGAGGCGCAGATTTCTCCAGATTACTGGAGCGTCTACCAGTTTGTCTTGCGCAATGATGTTTCTTCTGCGAGAGACGTTGCGATAGAAGTTTATAAGTCAAACGCTTCTGAAGGCACTCCAGTTGAGATAACTCGTCGACGGCTGCGAAGTTCGCTCTTGGCTCGTTCGCCCATAAATCTTAACTTGGATGACACTCACCGCTTCCTCGCAACGCTGCCAACCGATCAGCGCATTAAGGTGTGGAGCGCTGAAGCGAGATACAACCGAATTGTAGATGCAATCGCCCCAACGTCCCAACATTGAGACCGGCAGCGTGCTACTCTCAGGAACCTCAAGATGAAACTTAACCTCAAAATTTGCGACACAGTTCGTCAACCACTCGGTGAAGCGCTTGTTCTGAGGGGTGTCGAACTTTCGAGCGACCCTGATGCGCTTGCTCTTTGTGATGCCGACTACCAGGGAGGAGCTCTGAGGTGGGGCGGAGTAAGCCCTCTACCTCGAGCGTTCGTTGAGACGATGTTTCCTTCGAACGCTCTGTCACCAAGTGTTCACTCCAAGCTCTTCGCTTCGAAGTTTGTGGACACCTCCAAAGGGTGGAACTCACAGACACTTTTTGGTATACGATTGCAAGGTTTGATGAATTCAAACATTGGAGCTGACGTCGAGGTTGGATGCGCAACTCGGTTTGTGCGAAGTGAGAAGCTTGATGAGCTTTTTACCAACCCTCTGTTGTGCTCGCACCTCGAGAGTCAGAAGTTCGTGGGGTTTCTCACCCTTGGATTAACCCCAGAGGTCGACGTCACAAGCGTAAGTTTCTCGCTTCCTCCTTACGCCTGGTTTGCACTCGTTGAAGGGTGTGATGAAGAGATCGGAGAATTCTTCTCCAACCCTCTCCGCAGTCGAGTTCGCGAATCGTGGGTCGTCTCGCAGCTACTTTCGAGGTTTCCCTTTCCTGCAGCAAACACTTATATGGGGATTTCCATCTCTCCACCTTTAGACGACGCTCGCAGACACTTCCACCCGTTTGTGCCTCTTGGAGTGCACACCACGTCAACTCGCATTGCGGTTGTAAGTGCGTGGGGACTCACCCTCCAGGAAGCGTCTCGACGCGTGGGTCGAACTCTCGATGCGTTTCCACTTCTCGAAAAGCAGTACCGCACAGACGTTTCTCGTGCGGTGGAACTTGAGTTCGCGCAGGTGGCTCAATTACTTTCTTAGAGCTTCTTCTTTACAAGTTCATACACGACAATCGCTCCGTCGCTCATTGCGCGAACCATTCCTGCGCTTGAGAGTGTCGAGAGAATCTCCGTGAGCTCCCTACCATCACAGATGTGCGAGAAGCGTTGGATTATCTCACTCCTTGCCACCCGTCCGTGGCGAGTGATAAGAGTAAGAATCTGGTCTCCGACCGAACCCTTCGCACTCATCATCACCAGCCTCATCACACGCGGTAAGCCTGCTTCACACCCACCCTCTTCCAGAAGCTTCTTTGCGCCTTCCAGGTGCTTGACGTCAATCTCTAGACTATTTCCATCGCACGCACTAAGCACCAGAGCGACCTTTAGCAGATGGACGTGCCTTCTCGACGCGTAGCCGCTGAGTGCAGCGTTGTCATACATTGAGCTTTCGCGGTAAAAACGTTCGTATTCAAAGGTAAAAAACTCCGACGCTGCAGGAGTCATTTTTGCCTCACCTGCGAGCGTCTGAACTCGCTGAAGCTCCTTCGTAAGCGCGTGTCTGAGCGCTCGCTTCTCGCTCGAAAAGCTTGTTATTGCCACAGGCGCAGGAGGAACTTCCACAAAGATAAACAACATCCGCGACGTCAACCCTCCGCCAACTGCATCGGAAGGAATGGCGTTGCGAATCCAATCAATCGTCGAAGCTCCCAGAAGTCCCAAGCACGCGTTCGAAACCGTCTCCAAACCTCGACCTTTGGTGCGATACTCAAACATCGCTTTGCAGTCATAGAACGAAATAAGCAGTGGTGCCAGCCCTGCTTCGTAGCTTTTCTTATTTAAGAACGTCGAGAGTTCATCTGCCATCACAAACCCTTCGCACACCTCGCACAGCAGACGGTCTGGTGTGTCTTCCAGTGGGTCTCTCACTGCGTCAATCAAACCTTCGGGAGTTATCTTCTGTGCAATGATATTAACCTTGGGCTTGAGTTCTCGCAGGACATTCTCAATAACTCCAATGGACGTTGACTTACGAAACCTTCCACTACCAGCCACCAGAACGATGTAGAAATTCGGATAAATGCTGTATGTTCCCATATCAACCCACACCCTCCTTCCAAGTGCACAACTCACTCCAGCAACCCCGCTCCAGAGAGCAAACTCTTGGGGGATTTCCGTCCCACCACAAAGCTCAACGAAGCCTCGAAGGAAGTTCACAACTTCACCTCCACGGGTTCAACGTCAAACCACGAATCTCCCACTGCGAAGTCTCCAGGGATGATCAGTGGATCGGAAATCCCTTCAAAGAATGTAGGAATTTCAAGCAACGCTTTGATCTTTGGGAGTGCTTCACTCAGACTTTCTTTTGGACAATTAAACACAATTTCGTCGTGCATCTGGATTCTAGGCTCGCAGCGTTCGGCTTTCAACACCAGAGTCGCAAGTGCGAACGCCCGGTTGATTAAATCTCCGACGTGCGACTGCGGGCGGAAGGCATAAGCAGACCTAAACATGTCGTCGTCCACTCTTCCGAAGAACATCCTTCTTCGACCTAGGGGTGAGGTAAGAACTCTCGAACGTAAGACCTCTTGTTGAATCCTCTCCCACCAAGCGTTTAGTTCCGGCAGCGCGTTTTGATAACCCTCGAGTGCTCGCTTGGCGTCGGCAACAGACATCTTGTAAATTGCTGCCGCAGTGCGATGTCCTAGGTGGTAGTTTCCTCCATGCACCCCCGCCTTCGCAATGTTTCGCATCTCCTTCGTGACTTCGCTTTCGTTAACGTGAAAAATGTTTTCTGCTGCGTTCCACCTATGAACGTCGAACGTCGGGTCGTTTACATACCTGGAGATAATTCTCTCGACGTGTGCGTCCCACATCACGAAACGGTTTTCAGCTTGAGAGAGGTCAACTTTTATAAAAACATCTGACGCCGAATCTGGCACAAACATCCGACGCATTGGACCTCGTTCGGTCTGTTGAATGTTTCCACCTTCTCCAGTGATGGTTGTCGACGCGCTTATCCTTCCGTTGACGGTTCCACTGACGTTATACGACGTTAAGAACCTTCCACTTGATGTCAGCTCTGCGCTCAAGAGTGTAGAAATAAGCTTCCCACGTTGTCTACAGTCTAGGATTGCCCTGATGGTAGGTTCATGCAAGGGAAACTTATTGCACAGATACTCCAACGCTTTCTCATCGGTCGTCACATTCCTTCTCTTGCGGTGAACTTGTGGAGGCATTCCAAGCTTCTGGTAAAGAAGCTCACCCACTTGTTTAGGAGAGTTGGGATTAAACGTCGACTCGCCCACCAACTTCCCTAGCTTCGCTTCGTCTTCCTTAAGCGCAATGGTGGTTATCGTTCTGATCTTTTCTCTGAGCTCAACGTTCACCAGCACACCGACGTTCTGAGCCTTCGTAAGCGAGAGCATCGTAGGTTCGACGTGGTTCTTATAAAACTCCCACAGGTTGAGAGCTTTGAGTTCCTTAATAAGCACGTCTGCGATCTCGAACGTCACCGCGCAGTCCAGACAGTTGTAGTTCCACGTTGAGAAATCATCCGACGCATTGTAGTCACTATAATACTCAACGTCGGTGTGAAGTGACGCTAGGAAATCCAAGCCTTTCGCCAACTCACTATACGCAACGTGGTGCGCGACCATCGTGTCGATTTCCAAACCTCGAACGCGAAACCCAAATTGCTTTTCTAGCATCGTCGCGTCGTAAGGAAAGTTCTGCAAGCGCTTCTTAACGTTTGGATCGCCCAGAAACCCATCGAGCGCTTTAAGCACTTCGGCTTCTTCCTCTAAACTCCAGTGTGAGTTTGATGGTCCAACTGGTTCGAACTCAATGAACGTCGAAGGTTCTCTTTTCGAACCCCCGAGGCGCGAGATGAGCGGCACACAGATTGCATCTCTTGCTGACGTCGCGAAGCCAACACACCGCACTAGTGTTCCAACGCTTTCGATATCAACGCTTACGCATGGTGGACGACTCGAAAGAAACTCCATAGTTCGCTCGAACGGGGGGTTAAGTTCGAAGTTAAACGTTGGCTTCACAAACCCTTCGCGGCTTATGCGCAGAGCTTTCTTTAAGTCTAGCTCAACGATCGCTCGATCTGCATACTGCCGAAGAATGAACGCCGGATGCAACGTCGGCACGACGACACAGGTGTGCGACCCAAACCGACGCTCGAGTGGCGAACCCCTCCACTTGCTGATTCCTCGCTTGGCCGTCAGCGCAACGAGCGCCTCGCCTCCAAGTGCAATGACCACCTGAGGCTTCAGGGATTCAACTTCTGACCTCACAGCCTCTTGAGCCTTCTCTAGGGTGGGCGTCGGCTTCAACTTCTTGGCGTCGAAATAGAGTGTCGAAAAGTCATTCCGTTCTGGACGGAACTTCAAGACGTTCGTCACTCTGCATTCACCTCTGATAATTCCCACACTCGAGAGCATCGCATCCAACAGATGTCCACTCGAGCCAACAAACGGACGTCCGAGTGCTTCTTCAGTTCCTCCGGGGGCTTCACCCACAATCATAACTCGCGCATCCAATGGGCCTTCCGCAGGAATGTGTCTTGGTGTCATTTTCGAAGCTCCTTCTTCAGTACGTTGAGCTCATTTTGTACTTCTGCAATCCTTGCATCACATTCATCTTTCATGTCTGTAAGCTTTACGAAAAGCACATTTCTCAGAACACTACGAGACAGAGCATCGCAGTCCACAACAGCAAGTATGTTCTCCACACGCTTGGTGATTGAAACCGGTTTGAGGCTCATCGTCGATGTCTCCACAGATAAAACAGTTCCTTAACGACTGGCACTCCGAAGAACACCACAACAATCAGAAGTATGAGCTGCGCAACGATGTCTGCGTCAGTCATGCAAGGCTCCTTTTGACGTCACGACCACTTCGGACCACAGGTCATAAACCCAAACAGGTGGTGAAAGAACTCAGGAAAGTTATTCACAATTGCAACCAGCACAACCAGGGCAATCAGCAGCCAGATGACTGCACGAAGATCGTCGTCTGCGTAGCTCATTCTTCTTCTTCTTCTTCTTCCTGGGGTGTCTCTAGCGACCTCAACGCACTCTGCGCCCTTGCGCAGTGCTCGTGATCTAATTCAAACCCGAGCGCCCTTCTCCCTTTGCGTCTCGCAGCAATGAGCGTTGCACCGCTTCCTGCACAAGTGTCAAGCACAACTTCGCTTTTCGACGTCGACTGCTCGATAAGAAACTCCAAGAGCGCCGGTGGTTTTTGAAACGGGTGAATCTTCTCATGCACTCCAAGCGCGTCGAAACTTAAGATTGACCTCGAAGACGAATGCAGACGTCTGTTCTTTGGAGGTTTCCACCCGTACAACACTGGTTCGTAGCACGCTGTGTAGTTATACCCTCGCGCAGGTGTCGTGCTTCGACCTTTGTCCCAAATCAGGGGCACGTTATCAACCTCAAACCCCGCGTCTCGCAGAGCAACCATGAACTCCTCATAACACTCCATCGTAAAAAACACATACAGATGTCTCGAGGGTTTAAGCACCCGGAAGGTCTCTCTCGCGATTTCTCTCAGCAACTTGACTGCTTCGACGCGAGTTAAGTTGTCTGCTTCCTTCAACGTCGTTGTATACGACTGCACGACGCTTCCTCTTGACGTCCCTCTCGGAACTCCGCGCATCTTGGAAATCTCTTCGTTTCCGAACGGAGGGTCTGTTAGCCACAAATCAATGCTTTCTGCATCAAGGGTCTTTAGCATCTCAACTGCATTTCCCTCGCGCAGTTCGGTTGACATCTCAATCAACCCCATAGCTTGGAGGCCTTCCAACTTTTCTTCTTCCAGCTTCTGCTTGATGACCTTGATGGCAACATTCATTGGAAGCTTTTCAACAACGGCCTTCAGGTCTGGTCGCTTTTCCAGTTGCTTCGCAAGATCAATCTGGCGACTGACCGTTCGATTGCTTACTCCGATGAGCGACGCGGTGTCTGACTGTCTCCATCCTTCGACGTTCTTTCCGCCCGCAGTTCCACCCCTTCCAACCTCGCCAAATCTTGCGACTTTGAGGTCATGAATTTGGGCCATCAACGCAGAGGTTTCCATCCACGACAAATCACTGCGTCGGAGGTTTTCTTCCAGTTCCACCTCCTTAGATTCCACCTCCGAGAGATCATCCCTTAGAACACACGGAGCAGAGGTTAGGCCGATCAGAACCATCGCTCTTAGGCGCCGTTCGCCAGACACTAAGTCAAACGAACCCTCGCTTTCTGCCGAACGCTTGACCACGAGTGCGTGAATCAACCCGAAGGTTTTTATCGACTCCCCAAGCTCCTTCAAGCCTTTGAATTCCTTCCTACCTCGGTCTTTCTGCACCTTCACTAACGACAGTTCTACAATGAACGCTCGAGGATCGGTCGTTAACACTCCGGTCTCGACTGTCTGTGAGACCACCTGTGCCTGTGCCTGTGCCTGTGCCTGCTGTGGAAGTTCTTCACTCATCCCTGCACCTCTTTCAGAAGATGAACAAACGCGCGTGCTTTGACCGAATGGTCGACAACCAGTAGCCCAATCTTTTGTCCTTCGAACCATAGTTCATAAAGCGTGTCGTCGGTCTGATCCACCTCCACTGTTTCACCTTTCAGCAGATGTAATTCCACTCCGCATTCCTGCACTTGCTCACCGTTGATTCGAACTCGCATTTGAGGTCTCCTAAGAGAGGTATCTAAACTTGCCGACATCTAATGCAACCAGCAGCTTTTCAACCACTGGTCGCTTTGCAGCACCTTAACTGCTGCTTTATGCAATGATGAAATCCTTGATCTTCGCTGACTGCTTCGTCTCCTGAGTGTCCTTATCCACGTAGGGCGTGTTGACAATCACCACCCTCACAACCTTCCCAACGAGCTCACTCGTATCCAGTCCGGACGCACCTGGAGTCACTCCCGCGCTCTTGGCCATGCGCTTGAGATTTGTCTTCCCCATGTCGTTGAGGAAGATATAATGCGTGTGCTTCCGCCCGTTGTGCGTTGCGTGATTCACAACGGTCATGGGAACAATCAGGTTGTTTCCATTCCCACTGGCTGAGGGCTTGATGTCAATCCCTTCGCCGAGTTCCATCTCATACGTTCCGGGCTCGAGAGGAAGAATTTCATCAGGCACATCATTAAAATTGCAATCAATCTGTGGAGACATTAGAAGTTCCTTACAAAAGTGAGTGTTCTTGGACGTCTGACTTCTCGAACGGTTGACTTCTCGAACGTTTACTTCACCTTCACCTCCTCTTTTGGTGGAAACTCATACCCACACATTGAGATGAGCTTCCGAATTCCTGCATTTTGGTCAAACCCATCTGCAACACACGACCTGCTTCGACACATGATCGACCCAGTGCTCACCGTCTGAAGCACGAAATCTACCTTTCCTGCCGAACGTACGATTGTCTTGGAATACAACACCTCGTCGAACATCCCAGCAACTTTCTGTGGCATTCGCTTACCGCTGATTCCTAACTCAATGTGAGTTTTGTCATCAATCTCATTCGTTTGCTGATGCGCCAGAAGTACAACTGGCACCGGCAGAACTTTCAGCTGCATCAGCAGATTGTCAATCTCCACAAACGCCAACCCCCAATCCTGCAACTGCGGAGTACCTCCCAACCTTGAACTGTTGCTTAGGATGTATCTCATCGCACCATCTGCAAGCGACGTAAGTGAGTCAATCCCTAGGATGTCGAACCCTAAAGGCTTCTTTAACCTCACCTTGTCGCTCAGCGATGTAATGAACGCCTTGAACCTTCTGTACGAGTTTGGCACCAGCGGATTTTCATCCTTAAACTGCTCGACCTCGACGTTCATTCTTGCTTCTTTCCACCTGTCTTCGAGGTTCTTTCCAACCTGCAGACCATCATCGATGTCACACACCAAAAGTCCACTTCCTGCAGTAAGCATAAACGCGGTCTTGCCAGTTCCAGGAAATCCATAAACAAGGATTCTTGGCACGTGATTTGTCACTTCCGAGAGCTTAACCATCTGTGGGTTCTCCTTTTTCTAGTTTTTCTGTTTCGCCTGCTAACTCCGCAATCTGTTGCACGAACGACGCGAGCTCTTGCACTGCTTCGACGTCCAGAAAGACTGCACGAAACCGTCCAACTTTCTGCGTCATCACCAGCAACCCGTCTTCCAAAATCGGCACGTGATACTGCACCTGGCGTGCCGTCAGGTTCATTCTCTCACTCAGCTGCGTGATCACCAGCCCCTGTTTCGCCTTCGCCAGCTCCACCAGAATCTCCACCCTCGTCGGGTCGTTGAGCGACTGAATTGCTTTCATGACCTTTAAGGACACTTTGGGGGCAGTCCCACTCATAAATCGTCTCCTTATGCGCAGGAAGAATTGTTTCTGGAACCTCAACGACCTCTTTGACTCTGCGAACACACACCACTCCACGGTCTGCATAGATATGAATGCCATTCGTTCCGGGAGTTTCTTTCACATACGCGAGCGTTGAGCCGTAGTAGTTCTTCTTAACCGTTCCCAGACTACGAACTAGACGTTGAAGTACCTTTTTGCGCTCTACCTCATCTCCGACCCACACTCCTGCATCGCAGGTCACCACAAAGACGTCATCGTCGAAACCCTTCTCGACCAGAATGTCCATTTCTGCTGCAAACTTCCTAAGCACCTGTGCTGCTTCGCGTGCGTTCATAACTGAGTCCTTTCTGAAGTTTCTCTTCTGAAGTTTCTCTTCTGAAGTTTCTTTTCTGAAGTTTCTCTAGAACTTCACTGTTGTTGACTTCACGACTTCATATTCTTCCTTGACTGCATAGAGGTCCTTTAACTGCGTCCAGTTCTCCACTTGACTGCACAGAGGAAAGAAATCACACTGATACCCCGGCATTCCGAACTGCGGATACGGTGTGCAAGCCGAAACGTCTTGTGGAAAATCTTCGCGCTGCTCGCACAGCAATAACTGCGTTCCAATCCACCTTGCCCACTTGAGAAACGCTTGCAATTCGTGCTCTCGGAAGCTCACCGGAAACACGCTTGTCTCGGCGCTCGTCTTCGAAACTCTCATCGCTTCAACGACAACCCCCTCGACGTCCTCACCTGTGAGTGTTCGACTCACCAATCCATAACCAAGAACCTGCGGAGAGTGCTGAAACCCCGCAAGCAATCTGGTGGAAATCTCGCTTGATGTCTTGAGTTCCCAGGGCCACAACTTGTGGTCAAACTTTGATCTCACCAACCCGTCAATCCGTCCCACAAGAGGAACTGGAAGCCCGACGTCAACCGCAAACGCGACTTCCCACTCACTAACTCGCTTTGAAAGCTCCACCCCACTTTCTGGCGGCGAGACAAATTCATACGGAAACTCGTTCGCTTGGTGAGTTTTTCGGATGTCTCTCAGCATCTCTGTCGCGCGATCAACGTTGCGCTTGAGATCTCCAAATGCTTCCTGCTCTTCTCCCCACAAGGTCTCAAACGCCTTGACTGCTTCCTCAACACTTACCTCGATCGCAAGTGGCGCCGCAAGGTGAATCGCTTCGCCGAACTTGAGCGCTGGGTGCTCACTCACTGACCTAAGTCCACTGTGCGAATAGAAGAACTTTCGTGGACACCTCGCGAATTCACACAACGAGGTGATTGAAATCCACCGACGCTTGCGATAAAATTCAAACCCGTCCATCTGCTTCCTTTCGAAGAATGCTGACTGTGCGAATCTTTTCTAACGTCACTCGGAGTCTCCTTGAGATTTCAAAGCTCGAAACTTTAAGTTCTCTGGACGCCTCCTCATAAGTGAGTCCTTTCCAGAAAATTAACCACAGCAACTCCTTGGCTTCACCGTCGATCTGCGAGTCGTCAATCAGCTTTCCGACGTCTTCGTCAGGAACCACCTGAGACTTCGACTGGCGTTCCCACAGCGAGTCAATCGTCTGGTCTCCTCTGCACCTGCGCACCAAATCTAGGCATCTCCACCTGATGAGTCTCAACGTTGGCTCACGTTTTGAGTTCCAACATTCAATTAAGACATCCTGGACAACCCCTTCGGTGTCATATCTCGAAGGCAAAAGTCGCTCGACGCAACGCTTAATTTTCTGTCTCCACGCCCTAAGCACTTCGTCACTAACGTCTGGAAGCTCGTCCACGAATGAATCCTTTCATCTAGGCTCAGAGTTCTAGGAGGTCACTGAGTGAAAATCCACTGTCTGCTGCTTTATTTTTGAGCGCTGTCTGACGTAGCTTAGACGCTGACGCTTGGCTCTTCCTTGCTTTAAGCTTCTTCGCTGTGTGAGTTCCTTCGCGAAGCTTCCGCTCTTTGTGACCTTTAATCACAAGCGCAAGCTCGATTGACCTACGCTCTCTGAGACGTTCTAAGTCGCTGAGAGTTCGCTCACCGAACACCTTCGCAAGGGGATACACGCGGGGGTAGAAGTCCACCAGCTGACCATCCGAAAGCTCCAGCTTCCGCCGCTTTCCGGACGTGCGATCCACAACGAGGGTCTCTCCGCTGAGTTCTCTATCAAGCACAACTGTGGGAGTTACTCGCATGGTGTGTCGCCTTTCTTCTTCAACACACATAGTTGGTGTAAGTAGCACGACTCCCATCCTCCATCGTGATGGTCGCGGCAACAGTTTTCGCAGAACCGCCTTATGCCTCCGCACTGCGGGCACTGATGCACGTTAGAGTCTAGGGAGTTATCAATAAAAGTATCGCACGGCTGGGCGTGAATTGGGCGTATGTTGTGGTTCACTCCGCACCTCCCTCTGCCTGGACAGTGTCTTTCCTCTCGAGCTCACTCCGAAGAACCAGCAGCCTCTGAGGCGCAACCACACCAATGCGCACTCGATTTCCGACTCTCGACAGCAAAACAACCTCGATTTCATTTCCTATCCTCAGCGACTCTCCAACCTTGCGAGTTAGAACTAGCATCTTGAATCCTTTCACTAAAGAACTTGGGGAGCTCCACACGGAGGATTCCTGGGAGGCTCACGAGGAATAATTCCGTATTTCTGATTCTTGAAGTGCTCTCTGAGCTTCGCGTTTAGAACTGCTCTTTCTGACTTCAACTTTTCGTTGAATGCCTCTAAACTCTCAGCTGGCTTCAGAACGACATTCAAAGTCATTCCTTCTCCTTCACCTCGTCGGCAAGCTGCTTTCGGAGTTCTCCGATTGTGTCAGCAGACCTCCCCATCGCTTCGCCAATTTCTTCTTCAAACGAACCAGGTTTTGGGTAGTCACTGCTCATCGCCCTGTCCTTTCTGCTCCCGTCTACATTTTTTGGTTCCAAAGCTCCACAGGCATCGCTATCTCCTTGCTATGTCCCTTCTATCGAAGTCTACTGTAGACATACTGCGGACTGACTGGCCAGAATCCCAGAAGCGGAACTCTCATAACGAAACCACTCCACCGTTGCGAGAATTCCCATAGGTCGAAGTTGCTATGGAGAATGTACTCGTCGTAGAAATCTTTGCGAGCCTGCGATACAGTCATTCCCGCGTCGATTCGATTGAACAGGAAATGTTCACCGGTGCAATATGCGTGTCGTCCGTTGTGGCGAATCTGTCCGCATCCATAGTCTTTGATTAGTGTGTCGATATTAAGCTCGTTAGGCATCGTTATCCCCTTCGCTGCAAAGCCCACAGAACCTTTTAACTTTCTGTGAGCAACACCAAGATCTCGGTTCGAACGTTCGATTCCTTCTACCTCGTTCGCAACGTCGAGAGGCACTTCGCTTCGTGGAGGTTCTTGGAATCATGATGAGTTCTTGGTTCTGATTTTATGGTGAGAATGGCAAGGTGCCACTCTCAAAGACACCTTGGAGACAAGGTAAGTTTCCTTGCCTCACCTGCTTCACTCAGCCTCGACGTCGTCGTCGTCCTCCACACCAGCTTCCTCGCGAGCTTGCGCCAATTCAGCCTTAATTTCGGCTTCCTTCGCAAGGAGCAGCGAGTGCATCTTCTCTCGGTCGCCGTGAGCGGAGGCGAACTCGTCAGGGGTAACTCTGGCGATGGCCATCTCCCTGAGCTGCGTCTTCGACACCGTCCCAGTCACGGACGCACGAATGCGGTTCATCTCATTTGTCTTCACCTGAGCGTTCACGAGCTTCAAGATCTCGTCGGACGTCAGCTCACTGATGGCCTCCTCGACGGTGTCGAACTGAGGGTAGGTCGCCTGACCTACGACCTTCCGTTGGGACTTCACTGCACAAGTCTTCGTTTCCATGTTTCTGCTTCTTTCTGCGACCTTCAGGTCGGCTTAGGAGTTCCTGAGTGCCTCTCGACTGTGAGCTTCTGAACACCAGAAGCAATCGGCTTAGGAGTTCCTGTTGGCGGTCAATCTGTGGATTTTCTCTTAAATCTCCTCTGTGCGTCATCCACCACCTGAGCGATCTCTCTCACCGAGAGTGCAAGTGGCTCGATGCTTTCCCACTGCTTGACATATGCCATGACTTCAATCTCGCTTCCGAAGAACCCGATCTCCACCACTTGCTTTCCCCGTCCGGTGGGTAGTTCGTACCTCACATGGAAGTCCGACACCGAGACCACGACTCGTGGGTTGTCAATCACCTGAGGTTCCTTTCGTCGTGGATGCCAACTCCTCCAGGGTTGGCCTCACCAACCACTCTCCGACAGCTATCGAAAGAAGAAAGTCTTTGAGAACTGCCCTCAACGCCTCGGGCGATGGAGGACCGTAGAGTTCTGCTGGTGACTTGACTCTGCGCTTGAGGTCATCCACCAAGAAGCGTGTGGAGAGCTCAGCTTTCTGATCCAGTGTCATCATCCCAAGAGCTTCTCGAAGCTCGCTCTTCTGGAGTTCCATCGACTGATCAAACACTGCGAGACTACGTGCTGCTTTGGAGGTGAACGGCATGTTAGATTCCTTTCTGAGAATCGCTTTGGTCTGCGCTTTCATACCCGTTTGAAGCTGCTGGCAAGTCGCACATTTCGTGCATCGCTCGAAGCTTCAGAGCGTGAGCGTCCGTCACGAGGACTTCCACCCCTAGAGCTGCTTGCCAGACACACGTGCGCTTCTCACCTTTCGAACGTTCTTTCTTCTTCTTCTTCTTCTTCTCAAACGCAACTTCGCGCAGGAAATCCAGGTCTGCACCTCGCAGAATGTTGGCGTTGTGGGGAAGTTTCGCTGGCATCTTACTCACCTTACTTACCTTTCGCATCTTTCTCACTTCTCTCGCCAACACTCACACTTTCGATCGCTCTCTTGGATGCCTCTGCAACTGCGAACGCACCGCTCAGTGTCGTGCTCTTTCCCATGAAGTGCTCGCGACAGTCGTTGAGTGCTCTCCACACCTCAAACGTCGCGGGGCGACCGTTCGCTCCGTAGCGTTTGACAACCCTGAACTGTCCATCAAACCACGAGTCCAGACCAAAGAACTTGTCGTGTTTGAATTCTGCGTGGGGGGTCATTTTGAGATTCCTTTCGTTGAGAGGTTTAATCAACCTCTTTTTCAAAGTGTCGAAAGAGCGCTGACTCTTTCGACACTACGTTCTGGTTAAACCTTTGGGTGGGGTTCTGCCCCTCACTTAGAGCCAGGTGGGTCGGGCTCCTCAACGGTAGCAAGTGGTCTCATCAGCGTGAGTCTCGTTGAGAGTGTCTCTCGGAAGATCAGTGGCGTCATCACAAACGTTGAGCTAAATGGTGTCCAGAGCTCAATCATCTTGGTGCTCCTCAGATTCTCACCACAACACACAGAGTGTCCACGCAAGTGCGAACACGCGGGTGAGAATCCAGAACTCACGGTCGGTCATCACTTCACTCCTTTAGCGTTGATAACCACCCCTCTGCTGTCCACCTCTACCTGCGCGTACCACGAGTGGGGCTTCGGAAAGTGCGGCCCTTCGATGCACACACGTCCTGCAGCTACTGTCGGTCCGAACATTCCGGGTTGATACACCTCGATAGTTTCCCCTCGCGCAACGGCTTCTTTGAGAGATTTCTTCGTTGGGAAGTTCTTGGTGGTGTAAGCCACTTGAGAGTCCTTTCTATTCTAGTTCCAGGTTCGGTGCGCCTCACAAACCCACTCTTGACCGTCATATTCGTCGATTCCCCATTGAACGTCTGAGAGCTCAAGGTACTTCTCCTGAGCTTTCGCACTTAGGCCGAAGCCTCCGAAGCAGACGTTGATGACGATCTTTCTGGTTTTTTCTGACATCTTGGTGTCTTCGCGAGAGAGGGCTTTTGTGGGCACTCGCTGCGCCCACAAGGTAGGTGCAAACGGCGTGCCACAAAAGGTTAGCTATAAAGTGTTTACCGCTAAAGGTTTATAGGCTTGTAGGTAACAACCCTCATGCCAAAATGGCACACAAGGTGGCAGTTGGCTGCCATTCAGGCAGAGATGTTTCATTTGGGAGGTTTCCGTTGGGTGGTTCACCTGCGATTTACCTGTCTGACTGCTTACCCACATCCTCCGGACGTTTGTCCACAGTTCCCACACGTCACACACCCACCAACATCACGAAGCGGGTGTCCGCACTCTAAGCACAACTGGCCGGTGAGTTCACCTCTTGGGGCGAGTTCACCCCCTGCTGACGATAACCTTCTCGACGCACTCTCAGGTGTGAGCTCAACGTTCAGACGTTCGCCCGATTCTATGCTCACGAGCGTGAACGTCCCTAAGATGCACACTTGTTCGGACGCACATAAGGTTTTGAGCTTCTGTGCAAAGGTGTCGATGCTCACTGTTGTTTAGTCCTTTCCTGAGTTCTCCACCTCACGAAGAAGTTCTGCGATGTGAGTCGTCGGTTGGGGTAACACCACCTGAGTTGCGAGGTCAACCTCTAAGTCACCCTGAAGGTCTTCCTGAGTGACAAACCGCTCGGAGGCTTCACTTGCTGCAGCTTTCATCTCTAGAGAAACCTCTAGAGAGAGATTTGCCGAACGACAATCAAGTGTTGAACCGTTGAGAAACTTAACTTTTGGAAGCTTCGACAGTTCGTCTCGAAGGGCGTTGACATCGTCTAGGACCTTGGGATCAAACGTTGGGGTGTGCACCAGGGCAAGAAGTCTGTGAAGCAAAACTGCCGAACGGTTGCTTGCGCTGGTCTTCACGAACGACCGCGCGTACAGAACTCTAGCTCGAGGGCTGAATGCGAACCAGGGTTCAAACGCTGAGACCACCTGCAGGTCGCTTGAATCCACGCGCACCTTCCACAGAAGCTCAACCGACGGGCGGCTGTAGTGAAGCGTTACGAACGTTGGGGAGTGGTCAATGGTCATAACTGCGACCCCTTGCGTTGGAAGTTCATCAGCGGTGGGGTAAGTGCGTGAGACATCTGTGTCCTTTCATTGCTTTTGAGACCGGCATTGTGCCACTCTGAGGGGTGGTTGGCTTCACGTTGGGAGTTCGTAAGTTCGTGCGTTCGAACGTTCGTGAGTTCCTGCTTCCCCTTGGGCTCTCTCTTGGTGTGAGAGGTGTGTGTGGAAAGAAGTGGTGAGAAGTGTGTGGGGTGTGGAACTCTGATCTTTAATTTTTTTATTTTTTTTTTCATAGAACACACACCACACATCCAGACCTACGAAGGTGTCTACAGACACCAGACACAGAGCCCGTTGGTTGTTGGGAACTTAAGAACGCAAGAACTCGCGAACTCTAGAACTCAAGCGAAGAAAGGCCAACGCCCACACCTTCGGGTGTGTGAACGTCAGCCTTCGTTGCTTTGAGAGTGGCAAGGTGCCCCTCTGAAGCCCTTACGCGTCGTTGGGCTCGCGAGTGCTTCTTAGTCAGTAGGACAGTCATCGTTAAAGAAATCGTCTTCATGCAGCTCGTCGAAGTCGTCTTCCTGCAGGGCTAGAATTAAGTCTGCGATGGCGTCCACTGGAGAAGTAAAATTCGAGAGACTAAGCGCCCTGGCGTCACCGTGATAGTCGGGGCTTTCGAAGCGCGCAATCTCCTTGTCGTCGTCTCCTTTGAGAACCAGAAGAACAACCGAGCCATCGAGCCCTTTGTCGTAGTGAAGTTTCATACGAAGACTCCTTGGAAGTTTTCGGTTTCGGACAATCAAGCGGTAAGGATTTACCCTTACCGCTCGTTGGTTTACGCGTCGGTCGTCTCTCCTTCCTTGAGATACGCGTTGTAGATTGCGTCGAGGAAGGTGTTCACCTCTGCTCGTGCGACCTTCAACGCATCCGCGTTTCCGTGCGCCGCGACGCACTCTTTGTTCAGCCGGCCAAGCTCTGCCAGCGCATCGTTGCCGATCTCGCCGGTCATAATCGCCGCTTGCGCTTCTTCGCGAGTCTTGCCGACGGCGACCTTGTCGCTATTCGCAGCAGTCGCGAGGCGCCGCGCATACAGGTCTTCGGCGTAGTTGACTCGTTCCATGAGAGTCACTTGCGGAAGATCTGCGACCTGGCAGTCGGCGAAGTCTTCAATTTCAAAGACGCGCTTCGTCGTCTCGACGACCTTCTTGTCGACCTTCACTTTAATCGGGACCAGTTTCATTGCTGACTCCTTGCAGGGTTTTCCCTGCCTTGGTGGTTTGAGGGTTAACCCTACGTCGGGTTTTCCCTTACAACGCTATGCACTTTCCAAAGAACCGCGAGGCAAGGGACGTCACGCAAACGCCGTGCCAAATGCCAAGATCGGCTCGCGTTGCGCAAGAACGCCGATTGCGCTCGACGCGATGGACGCTACCTGCCAAAACTGGCTGCCAAAAGTGGTTTCATCTGCCGTTCTGTCATACTGAAGCTGTTGCAAATGGTTTGCAACCTCTCTAGGACAATCCCTGACGAGCGTAAGCACACGACGCATTGTCTCACGTTGCAACGTCGTCGCAACACCTGCCGACCCCCCGGTCGCATCCCCCACGCCGGGAGGTCCAAAGACGGAATTAGGCCCCCTCACACACCAATCAATTTTTGAAACCTCCAAACATTCGAACCTATGAATCCACCCCCAAGGTCGCTCTCGAGCTGTCATTGCTAATCACAAGGTTGACCTTATGGCTCAGCACGAAATAAGCAGACTGCTTCCCAGACACTTTCGCATCGTGGAGCTCGCGCTTGAGGGAATGCACACAAACGAGATTGCTGCTGCAATGGGCATGCATCCGCAGAGCATCTCGCTGATTCTCAACTCCACGCTCGTGCAAGAGGAGATGTCTCGAAGGCGCTCTGCTCGCGAGATTGCGACCGACGATGCTGCACTCGACGGAACTCTCGCAGTGAGGAAGCACCTTGAGGACAGCGCAATGGATGCTGCCCGCACGCAGTCGATGCTTCTGGAGAGCGAGAGTGATTCGATTAAACTTGGGGCGTCGAATTCAATCTTGGATCGCGTCCTGGGGAAATCCAACGGAGAGTCCGGAGGCACAAAGGTCATGATCCTTGTGCAGGGAGACATTGATCGCCTAAATCTCGCACTTGTGGAAAGTGGTTCTGGAGGCTTAGGTAAGTGAGTGCATCACCTCTAAGTGAGTCTCAGCTTGCCGATGTCAGACGTCGGGCCGACGACTCGCTCTACTTTTTTATCAAGGGAATTCTAGGCTACGACTGGCTGACGCCTGAAGTTCACCTTCCGCTCACACTCCAACTCCAGGACAGATCGGTAACTCGCCAGCGAGTCGTTCTGCCTCGAGGGTGGTTGAAGACAACGATCTGCTCGATTGGTTCGCCGATTCATGCAGTGACGAAGAATCACTCGCTAAGATTTCTCTTGGCGCAAAACACTCATACGAATGCACTCAAGAAGCTAAGCGAGATAAAGAGTGTTATTGAAACAAACGAACTTTTCAGAGCCGTCTATCCCGACCTGCGTCCGTCAAAAACTCTTTGGCGTCAGGACGCACTCTGTGTTGAGCGCACGTCGCATGCGCCCGAAGCTACGTTTGAGTGCGCAGGCGTGCGTACACAAATCACTTCGCGCCACTATGACGAGATTATCGAAGACGACACCGTTGCGCCAGACTACAACGAACTGGGTGAGAACGCCCTGACGCCTACAAAAGAAGACATCGAGATGGCCATTGGGTGGCACCGACTGGTCATGCCTCTGCTGGTCAATCCGAAGACTTCGAGAAACATAATCGTTGGAACTCGATGGTTTGAGAAAGACCTTATTTCGTGGAACGCCGAGAATGAACCCTCGTTCGTTGCGTATGAACGCGCAGTGAGAGAAACAGACGGTCAACCAGATGAGAATGGTCGGATCGTTTACCCCCAACGCTTTGACGCCGAAGTGTTGGCGCAGCTTGCAGCTTCGATGGGACCGTATCTTTTTAGCTGCTTGTACATGAATAAACCGATGCGCTCGAAAGACATGGTCTTTCAGCTCGACTGGTTTAGTTACTATGACACAGAACCGCGCGACTTGATTACCTACACGACCGTTGATCTTTCAGGTGATCCTGAAGATTCGAAAGGCACGCCAGACTTCAATGTGGTGATGACCTGCGGAAAGGACCTGACGCGTGGAAACATCTACGTTCTGGATTACTGGCGCGGACGGTGCAATCCGTCGGAGGTGATCGACCAGGTGTTTCGCCACGTGAGGAAGTGGCACCCAGTGAAAGTTGGCGTCGAAGCGGTTGCGTACCAGAGATCAATGTGCTACTGGATTAAAGAACGAATGAGGAAAGATGGTAGTTACTTCTTCGTCGAACCGATAACTCCAGGACGAACGCACAAAAACCAACGCATTCAGCAGCTTCAGCCTTTGGTGCACGCAGGAGTTCTTAAGTTTAGGCATCACCACCAAGAACTTGTGAGCGAACTGTTGTCGTTTCCACTCGCCAAAAATGACGATCTTGGGGACACCTTGGCGATGCAACTACCAATGTGGGCACAGACACACAGTGCAGAAGAAGCTCGACGGATGGAAGCAAATGATCCGTTCACGCTTGAGGGATTGATTGATGAACTGAGGAGTCGAACGAAGGGTCTTACGAAGGGTCTTGTCTTTGACGTCTTAGGAGTGTAAAGCATGCAAACGTCACATAAGGTTGAAGATCTTGCCGTTGTGTCTGGAGATTATAACGAAATCTGTGAGCTCAACCTCAGGAGGTTTGCGCTGAGCGAGCTGGCGTTCTCGTTTTCGATTACTGGTGCTGCGGTCACAAATTTCAAGATCCAAGGAAAGAACCACCCGGATGACACGTGGTTTGATTATCTGGTGAGTGCAGACTTCGCAGATCCGATCGACAGCGTGTTGCCGTCAGTAAGTGCGACTGGGCCACATGAACTCAGCGACGGAGGGGTAGCTCAGGCAAGAGTCATTCTGGGCGCGATGCACTCAGCGAGGTTGCTGGTTGAGCCTGCAGGTGCGGCAACAGTCAGCTTGTATGCCTCGCTTGGAGGTGTGGAATGACGATGCAACACTGGAATGGCGTCGGAGGGGAGGTGTCTGTCGGAGAGCTTGACTCAACGGCACAAGCGTTGCTTGGTGCTAAGGTTACATTCACGTCCGTTGCCAACGAAGCTGCCATGCTGGCCCTGTCGACGGCCGTGCCGGGTGATCTGGTGTGGAGGGTTGATGAGTCGGCGTTCCGCAGGCTGATCGCGGCGGCTTATGGCACCGCGACCAACTGGGAGCGCGTAGCAACCGATCCACGATATGTCGTGCAGGTCATCACCGGTTCGCCGTCCGCGTTCACAGTGAATTTCGCGTCCAACCCAGGCGGGATGGTTCAGGTGACGCTAACCGAAAACGCGACGATCACCGTCGTGCCTCCAACTGTCACTACCGGCAGATACACTACTTGCCTTCTCAAGATCATCAACGGCAACGGCGGCGGCTGGGCGGTGACGTGGGCGGGCACGATCAAGTGGTACTTGGGATCGACACCTGTCGTCAGTACTGGCTCCAACGACGTGTCGTTCGTCCGCATCCTGTGGGATGGGACGACGATGTATGGCAACCTGTTGAGGCACCCGGCATGATCTTCCCCTACGCAATCCAGATCGCCGACGCGGAGTGGCAACTGGCTTCGCTGTTCGCCATCCCCGAACTCGCGGCGGTCAACCGAACAAGCGACGACGGACTCACGCCGTGCCAGTGGGAACCAATCGTGCTCGGCAACGTCGTGCTGATGCGAGCACACGTCGAAGCTGGTGAGGGCGACTACACCGGACTATGGATCGCGCAGCCGATGACGCTGTTGGCTCTCCTGCAACAGGCAGGTGGCGTGATCGTGGGTGGCCCGCAAACCATCGACCAGACGGACCAGGAGTTATGGACGCGACGGGCGGCGGCGTTCATACGGGCGATGCAGAGTGGTGGCGTGGACGCCGACGCTCTGGCGTTCGTCTCGCCGTGGGTCGCTGACGCGGAAGCCTTCTACGTAGCGAATGGAGGCGTCTGATGGCACTTGTCAACACAGCGGTGGTGCTCCCGGAGACTGCGGACTTTGCTCTGTGCTTCACGATTACCAACTGGTCGGAGAATCCCTATTTCGCTGGTCAAGGCAGCGACCCCTTCAATGGCGCTAACGAGTTCGGGTTGAAGCGTGCCGACAATACCGCAGCCTATATCATCGTGTCGAACAACGCCGGTGGGTACGCATGGGTTTTTGCTGCCAGCGCAACCGGAAACAGGGTCGCAATCATGCGATCCGGTGCGATCATCTCGACGTATGCCAATGCTGTGTTCGTTGACAACGCAACCGCCTTCCCAACCGATGCCATATCGCAGGTGGCTCTCCAGGTTGATAACACAACCATCAACCCGGCTACCGTTGCTCTCTATACGACCGGCGATCTGGTGAACGCGATCCGTGAGGACTGGGCCGTGCGGTCGGGTCGCAAGATCTATTCTCATCCCGTCACCGACTGGTTGAGCGCTCGGCTCACCGCTTTGTCCGCGACGAGCAAGCACGTGTACCGTCCGCCACAGATTGGAGACAGCGTTCTGGTCGATCTATCGGCGAGTGGCTACCTGCACGCTGGTGCGGTCAATGGCGCTGCACCTGCGGCGAAAGCTGTTCCCATCGTCGGCTGGCCTCAGATCGCACCGGCGTTCAACGGTACGAATCGCTATTCGTTCGGCGCGCCGACGATGGACATCAGTGGATACACCTACATCGCGGCCATCGTGAAGGCTGCGACCACTGGAACGCAGGGGATTCTCTCTCTTGGTCGATCTGTGGACGGAAGCGGAATCAGTCTGTTCCTCGGTGGGACTCCTCTTGAAATTATCGCTGACATGGTCGACACCGGATTGGACGAACGCTCCAACATCACGTCGGGTTCGCTTATCGCTGACGGCGGCTGTCATCTGGTGGAGTCGCTCCTGCATCCAACTGGGCACGCCGTCTGGGTCGATGGTAAATCCTGCGCGCTTACGGATGGGATCACCGACACGCCATCGGCATTCAGTGCGTGGACAAACATGGTGATCGCTGGGATTTATCAAGGCGGCTCGGTGTCTAGTTACCTTACTGGCTACGTCCAGCCTCTTGCCATCGCAACGGGAGTGACGTGGACGAGTGAATTGAGCCGGTTGCTGTACGACAGATGCGTGTTCGCTGGACTTTTGGTTTGACATCGCGCTCGATAGAAGTGGCCGACCTGAGCAGATTACTGATGTAATGAAGGTTAAGCTATGAAACGGTTCTTAGTTATCTTGGTAATCCTGGGAATCGTCGGGTGCAGTGCGTCCGAGAGAACTGCAGGTTTGGTGGGAAACGTCGACCAGAATGCCGAGAGCATTGTGGATAACCTCAACAAAGCGATCGCCAGTGGGGAGGTCGGCCTTGCAGCCGTGCCCTTTTGTCGAGACCGCTCTTGGAAAGGCAAAGGACATACGTTCGTCAGTCAGAGAAATACGAATTCAGCTTCCACGAATGGAAGACTCGACGCCGGCGTGGATGACGCTCGTCAAGTGGATCGCAGTCGCAGCGGCAGTCGGGGGAGTGATTTATCTCCTTGTCGCGACGGGATTCTTGGCGGTCATTCGCGCAGGAGTGGGATGGATCGCAGCGTTCGTTCCCTCAGCGTCGACAACTCGAGCGAAGTTCGACGCTCAGGATTTAGCAGCAGGAACAGCCAACCGAGAAGCGATTGCAGCTCAGCGAGCAGTCGACCCAGTGTACAACGAGGCGTTGAAACGCCAGAAGGAAGTTGTGAGAACTCAGACACAGGCTCAACCTCAAAAGGAGACACAGTGATGACAAGTGTAAGTGTGTGGTTTCTGGACATCTGGACGTTCGCGTTGTCGCAGGTTGGATTGGTGCTTCTTGGAGTGCTCATTGGTTACTGGTTTGGAGGGAAGGTCAAGAGTGAGGTCTTAAATCTGGTCGACAAGATTGATGGAAAAGTTGGGAGCTAGAAAGTTTGGGGCTCAGGAGGTGAGAACTTCTTGAGTCTCTTGAATGGTTGCTAACGGTGAGTCGGGGCACGAATGGAGCGTGCAGAAATGAGCAGACTTATGAACAAAGAAGTCTTAATTCCTTTCGGCACAGTCGTGGTGATTCTCTCTGCGATGCTTGCAGGGAGACAGTGGCTTGAGGGACAGTTTATGGAGGTGAGAACAGACGCTCAGCGAAGATTTGCGCAGATATCCGACCAGTTCGGTGTGCTGGACAAAAGGATTTCTGCGAATGAGCTTTCTGCGAAGGATGGCTATTCGACGACTAAGGCGTGTGAAGATGCACTCCGCAACGCGATTGCAAATCCAGGAATCCGATTTAGTGACCCACGCAATCCTGGAGTGTACATCAGAGTTGAGGTTTCTCCTAAGTAAGGCTGCTCGAATGAAAGACCCCTCACCAGCGCAGTGGATAGAAGAAATAAACCAAGGGCTGGAGTTTCGCCGCAGGTTTGGCGTCGAGGACGAATGGGCCAAGACGGAAGCACTTTTTTATGGTGTGGACTCGACGCTTAAGGACCAGAGTGGACCAAATGTCGTGGCGTCGACAGGAGATTCGTTTCTAAGCGAGCTATCGATCGCAGAACCGTACATTGAGGTAAAGGCTCTCCAACCGCAATTCGTCGCAGCGGCGCCAGTTTTGGAGCGGCTGGACAATAATCTCTTAGATGATCTCAATGTTGCTCAGGCGTTTGAGGACGCAGATTTCTTTGCGTTCCTGTGGGGCAAGGGAGTTCTGAAGGTCGGTTATGACTCAGAGTTCGGCTACTCGCCGAAGTTCGACGTTCAGGAAGGCCTCGGTGCGACGCTCACGCAGTTTGGAGCTAAGGGTGGGAGAATTGAAAGTGCGTTCACTCGCCCTGGAATGCCTTGGGTGAGTGCAGTTCTGCCGCATGATCTGTGTGTGCCGTGGGGAACGAGGTATTTGGAACTCGATGCGAGGTGGGTTGCGCATCGGATTGTGAGGCACATTGATGAAGTCAAAGCTGACCCGAAGTATAGCTCGAAGAGAAGTCTCAAACCAACGCTCTCGATGCAGGACTGGATTTCGAGCTACCAGCAAAGCAAGCAGCCATACAGGGTAGGGGAACCCCTAAGGTCTCCTCGCGTGGTGTCGAACGAGGTTGAGTATGTCGAACTGTGGGAAGTGCATGATAGGATGAGCGGAAAGATTTTCGTCGTGTCGTCGCATCATGATTCGTTTTTGCGAAACGAGAAAGACTTGTTGCAAATTGAAGGTGAGCTGCCGTTCGTGGATGTCTCGTTTGTTCCGAGAGCTCGAAGCTTTTGGGTTACACCAGACGCTCATTATCTGCTTGCACATCAAGCGGAGCTTACTGACATCGCAATTCAAACAACGAAGCAACGTCGAGCGAGTGTCTTGAGGTTTCTTTCTCGCAGGGGAAGTATCAAGCAAGATGAGCTAGATAAGCTGCTAAGTGGTGACGTCGGCGTGTGTGCGTTCGCAGAGGAAAGTGGGCAACCGCTGGGTGAGGTCCTGATGCCACTCCAGCCGTATAGTGGTAATCAACAACTTGCGATGGATGCAGAGTACGTAAGACGAAACGCCCGTGAGGTGGTGGGCTTCTCGAGAAATCAGATGGGGGAGTTTGAATCCAAAGGCCGTCGCACTGCAACCGAAGCGTCGTATGTCGCCAGAGGTGCGAGTTCGCGAACAGGTCGACGGTTTGGAGTTAAGCAGAGGTCTTACGGGCAGCTCATCAGAAAGCTAAACAACATTGTCTTCGCGTTCTGGACCACTCCGATGGTCGTGGCACTTGCGGGTGCTGAGGGTGAGCAACAGTGGGTTGAATTCGTGGGGTCGAAGCTTCGAGGACATTATACCTATAAGGTCAACCTTACGTCGGCATACGTACCATCGCTCCAGGAACGTAAGATGGAAGCGTTGCAACTTTATCAGATGCTTTCGCAAGATCCGGCGGTTGATCAGATGGGACTTCGCAAGACGCTCATTGGAGCGTTTAATGATCCGACGTTTACCTCGAACTTTAAGCCGGAGGTAGTGCAGAATGCACAGATGCCCCAGATGCAAGGCGGAAGTGCGGGTGCGCCTCAGAGTGGGAACGCTCGTTAGGATGGAGTGTCAGGAGTGCGGACAGAAGTTTAAGCCTTCGAGCAAGATGCAGCCGCCGAAGGGTTGGCCCAAGGATGGGTTGGTTCTTACAAACATAAACGTCGAAGGTGAGGGACCGCTGAGGTTTAAGTCAAAACGGGAACTCTCGACGTACTGTAACAAGCATGGACTTTCAAGCGGAGCACTCTTATGAGCAGCGAACTTATGAACGATGCAAAAGCTGAGGAGGTGAAAAAACCTTCGGATCGGATTATTCTTCGAAGGTCACCTGAGGGGGTGTGGAGCGCGAAGATTAGTATGTCTGTGAGTGGTTTCTTGGCTCATCGTGAGCTCAAGAACGCGATAAGAACGTTGAAGCTCGAACATTCGATCTCGCTTCGAGAGATGCGAAGATTAACGAAGGAGACCTCAAATGCCTCGTGATGCACAAGGAAATTGGACGTCGGGTGATGGTGAAGCTAACGAGCAGCCTGTGGAAAAACCTTCAGGTGAAACTCGCCTAGAGAAACTCCTCACTGAGCAAGGTGAACGAAGGGAAGCATCCGATGTGAGTGCTCAGATGTTACAAAAGCTTCTGAGCAACCCGAACGTCCTCGCGGCAGTCAAGGCAGCGGAAGAAGGTCGAGAGGTTGAGGTTGTGGAGCGCAAAGCTGTGGAGAAGCCTAAAGGACCGGTGCTTCCTGAAGGCAAGGACGTCGAGGATCTCTCCAACAGAGAGTTGGTGGAGTTTATCTCGTCGGTCGTTGGCTCCAAGGTGGAGGAGATTGTGAACACCAAGCTTTCTGCAGTTGAGAAGTCACTTGGCGGTGTGCGGGGTTTTATGGCGCAGAGTGCGCAGGAGAAAGTAAACGCCGAGGTCGCAGCTGCGAGAAAGAATTTCAGTGATTTTGACACCCATGCGAAAGCGATTGTTGAGCTCTCGCAGAAAGTGCAAGGTTTGAGTGTCGAGGAACTCTACTTCCTAGCGAAACAACGAGCCGACGTAACTCGCGAGAGCGGAGCGAATGTCGCCAGCGAGAAACCTAGCTCGGTTAGAGGACCAGCGACGAGTGCTTCGACACCCAAGAGTGAAGTCAAGACTTCCTTGAGAGGCCGCGCAGGGTTTAGTGATCTCCTGGGCAAAGCTGTCGAGAAGATTGACTTCACGAAGTAAGCAAACAGAAGGTTCCAAACTAAAGGAGATTTCTCAATGGCAACCACATTGCCGACACTTACAAGAATTCTGGATGATCAGTTTACCCACACATGGAATGAGATTCGACCCGAAGCGATTGATAACATCCTCGACGCAACGCCCGTGTGGGCGGCACTCAAAGCTGCGGGATGCTTTAAGGTCCAGATTGGCGGCGATTACATCTCACGCACCTTGAAGTACGGAGAGATTGACGCGGTCGCTGTGCAAAAGGGCGATACGCTGCCGATGGGCGAGCCAGCACTCGAAACGATGGCCATGTGGACGTGGAGATACCTGGCGACACACGTGCAGCGTGCACAGATTGGGGCGAATAGCGACCAGTCGAACGCTGGGCCGTCGAAGATTAAAGACTACGTGCAGACCAAGCTAATGGCGGCGCGTGAGGGAATGGTGCAGAAGTTCGAAACCAGGCTCCTGGCGCCGGAAGTGACTGCAGAAACTGGAAAGGAAATCCAAGGGTTGAATGACCTTGTGCCGGAGTACGCGAACCGAGCGACGGGAACTTACGGAAGAGTTGCAAGGTCGAACGACTGGTGGGTTCCGAAGTACAAGGCTGTGACTGTGCCCTCGGAGGTGCACCTGTTGGCGGATATGCGAAATCTTTATAACACCATCGGGGATAACATGGAGATGCCGAACTTCTTGCTCACCACGCAAGACATGTTTGAGCTTTATGAAGAGTTCGCCGAGGACAAGACCCAGGTTGTGAAAGACGTCGCAGGGCGCCTTGTTGATCTGGGCTTCGAAGTTCTGAGATACAAGGGCAAACCGTTGGTGTGGTCGCCGAACATGACGGCAGGCAGCATGCTGATGCTTAATACGAACTACATTGAGGTTATTTATGACCCCAACTTGTGGTTCGAGATGAGCGACTGGAAGCCTGTCGCAATGCAGAGTGAGCGCATCACGCATATCCTGTGTGCGATCAATGTCATCTCAACGCAGTTGCGGCGTCATGGCCGACTTTACACTGCGTAAGATGTAAAGCAAAGAGACTAAAGTAAGTTTCAAACAAAACTCTCGAACTCGAAGGAGATACTCAGATGTCGAACGTTAACGAAGCCACAGCTCAGAAAGTGGTGTTTCAGACAGCCCTCACGGATATCAGCGCGACGGATCTCGAAGGCGCTGGCAACCTGCGTTGGGTTGGCGACAAGTGCTATCGGTGGGTGCTGAACGGAAATGCCACGGCGCTGACTGTTGGTCAGCTTGGTTTTCACAAAGCAGGTGATGCCGAAGGGATGAACCTGGAAATTTACGACCTTGCGACTGCGGGTGCTGCGAACGCAGGGTTGCTCGCAGGGATTGTCCAGGCGGCGTCACTCACTGCGGAATACTATGGGTGGGTGCAAGTGTTAGGTCCGTATGCGAGTGCAGCCCTGTACGCGTATGGTGCTGACGCGGACATCGCAGCAGGAGACCTCCTGAAGGGAAGCGCCAGCGGAGGTTATCTGGTGAGGGATCGCGGAGTCACGGACGTCGCTGCGACGCAGGCTGTGATTACGGATTCGACCGGAGGAGTGGCCTCAACAACGCTTGCAGCGTTGACGAATCTCAACGTGCTGACCGACTCCTCAGGCGGTGCTGCCTCGACGACGATTCCTGCGGTGACGAATCTGGCGACGCTTACGGACTCCACTGGAGGCACGACGACCACGACATTCGCTGCGATTGCAGCAACAGCGAACTACCTGCAGGGAGACCTCACTGCGATTAAAGACGCCCTCGCAGGCGTGGCTGCAGAACTGGCGAAGCAGAAGGCTGCGAATGTCATCTTCATGACTGCTATCTCGCAGCTGATTGATGAACAAGCGCTGCAGTACACCTTCAATGCGTCGGTCAAGGTTGACATCGCAGAGCTCGCGACGGAAGTGAACGCTGCAGGTGTGGACATCTCAGCGCTCTTGGTTGCTCAGAGCACTCAGCGCTATGTGATCGCTCTGGAAGCTCTGGCGTCGAGTGTAACCGTTGCGACGGCAGCGCGAGTGTATGTTAACTGCCTGTGAGGTTCTCGGACGTCGCTTCCTCTCTCTCTCTCTGAAACCTGGGGAGGAACTCAAACTCCCCAGGTTGTTTGGAAACAAAAGGACACCTCAGATGGTTAATGAAGCAAATGTTATGAACGATGCGAAAGACGCTAAGCAGAGTGTTCAGTTTGATCTCAATCTTGCGATCGCACTGCCGCTCATGGACTCGCTGACGGCCGAGATGGTTGGGCCGGTGATGAGCGTGTGTGTCGAAGCCGCAAGGTTGTTTAGGAAGGTCACGGTTGTGACTACGCAGAATTGCGCTCCGCATGACCGCGCAAGGGAGTTTCTGTTTAACCAAGCAAACGTTGCGAACGTTGACCTGCTGTTCTTTATCGACAGCGACACGCTGCCCCCACCGAGTGCACTCTCACTGCTGCTGATCGAGATGATGAAGCTCGAGAAGGCAGCCGTGGTGAGTGCACATTATCTGCGCAGAGGGTTTCCCTTTTCGAGCGTGTGGGCAAACGACGAGGCGTATGTGGACGCACCGCCAGACTCAGGACCGATTGAGATTAAAACAACCGGCCTGGGGTGTGCACTCGTGGATATGAAGTTCGTGCGAACGCTTGAACGTCCGTGGTTCTTAATTAAGAGCGAGGTGAGAGACAACGAAGTTCATACTGTGTGGGAAGATGCGTTCTTCTGTGCGAAAGTTCGCGCTGCGGGAGGTAAGGTGTGGGGGGTTCCAAAGGTCCACTGTGGACACTTGTTTACTAAACAGGTTATTTGCAGAGAGAGTGCTGATGCTCTGCGAAAACAGCATGTTGAAGATCAGCAACGAGGACATTTCAAATGAGCGTTGGATCAAACTTAGAGTATGGAAATTCACAGCGTCTGTGGAGTGAGTTCATGGAAGTGCTCCAGGGTCTTGTGACGGATGCGAGTGCAACCCAGGCTGAGTCGCCAAGGAATAAGATCTGTTGCAAAGTGAGCGACACCGCGCCCCAGGATGACACAGAAGCTGATATCGCGAATGCGATAGGGGATTTCTGTGTACACTACACCGCTGCAGGAGTGCTTACTGCAGTGTATGTCTGCACGGGAGGTGACCTCGCGACAACGTGCACGTGGACGGCACTGTCGTGAGAGGTGGGCTGATAAGGGCAGGGTGCCACTCTCAGGAGCTTAGCGATGAACCGTGGCGAAGTCGTTAGTGCAGTTGAAACCAATGTGGGGCGGACTGACAAGACGTTGGTGGTGCAGTCTCAACTGTCGCTTGTGATGGAGCGTGTGGAGAACGCTCATCCGTGGAGTGCATTAAGGTCAGAAGTTGACGTAGCAATTGCAGAAGACGACACCTCGCTTTTGCTCCCCACATTAACTCGCAAGGTTGTTGAGGCACGAGTGATTGATGGCCTAAGCTCGTATGGGCTTATCGTGAGGGACAAGAAAGGAATTATTAACCTGTTTCCGAACGTCTCTGCGATGTCGAGTGGACGTCCAGCTGTGGGGTATGTTGAAGGAACAACCCTTCATCTCATTCCTCCATCGAACGACGCTTATGTTGTGCGACTTACAGTTCTGAAGAACCACGCTGCGCTGACGAGCGACTCGGTGGAGATTTCGCTGGTTGGAATGAACGAAGCACTCATCGCAGGGACAACTGCGCAGGTCTACGCCTCGCTGCAGCAATACGAAGACAGCAACCAGTGGGAGTTGCGATTCACAAGAGCACTTCGCGCTGCGATTGCAAAAGACGAAGAACGCATTGCGGAAGACAAGCGTCAGGCGATGCATCAGCAGTTGATGTCAAACCCAACTCCGTGGCTTGATCCGTTTGTAATGGAGAACTTCTAATGGCACACGACGGAACCGGTGCAGGATGGTCAACCACAGCACCCGCGAACAGCGACGCTGCGCTCGATGGAGCGAAAGAAATTCGTGACTTGCGCATTGGTGTTGGCGCACGGATGAGCAAAGAGCACGTTGCGCTCGCAGCAGCAGGTGCTGGAGGGGAGCACCTTGCGGGGAGTGCTGTCGCGTTTGTCGAAGCGACCGTTGATGAACCAACGACTCGCCCGGATGGTGTGTCGCTGAGTGCTGACGACGCCGGAAGGTTGTGGGTTGACTTGACTCTTGGAACGCTGACCTACTGGAACGGCACGGCGTGGACAGACCTCCTGGTAAGTGCGGTTGTGGATGACAGTGTGACAACTGCGATGATTCAAGATGATGCAGTTGATAAGGACAAAATCGCTGCAGACGTTGCAGGAGACGGGTTGGCTCAGAACGTCGACGGCTCGTTGGAAGTGACTGTTGACGACTCGACGATTGAGATAGACACAGGTGTTCTGGGCGTTAAAGACGACGGAATTACAACCGATAAGATTCTCGACGCAGCAGTGACTGCTGCGAAGCTTGCTTCCGACACGGCTTTTACGCAGATGAAAATCGCCACATACGTTGGCGACGGAGGAACCAGCAACGCAGTGACCGGCGTTGGCTTCGCACCGGATGTGGTGATTCTGCTTCACTTCTCGACCTCGGCGACGTATGTGCCTGTTGTGGGAATTAGGCCAGAGACGGCACTTAGGATGTTTCAAGGAAACTACTACGCTGCGGCAATTCAGTGGGGATCGGATGGGTTTACGATTAAGAACTCTCTTGTGCATTTCAACCGAAGTGGGTACACCTACTACTATGTGGCTCTGCGGCGAGTAACGTGATGAAGCCTAAACTCTCACATCTGCCAACCGACTCGGTTTATCCCTTTAGAGGATTAAACACTCTTGATCCCCCGTCGCTTATTGCCTCGGCGTTCTCGCCACTCATGAGCAATGTGAGCGTCTGGAAAGGTGAGCCGAAGAAGCGCCGAGGTTACAGTAAGTTAGGAACTCAAGTTAGTGGCCTTGCGGTGGACATCCAAGCTTTGGTGGAGTTCGAGACATCTGGAGGAGTGAAGCATCTTGTGATGCTCACGCAAGAACGGCATTATCGATACGACACGGCGTCTGAGCTGTGGGTTGACATCATGCCGAAGTTCACGATTGACGGTGCGGTGACAGGAACAAAGACACTAATTGTGAGTGGCGATGGAGATCTCTCGGCGCTGTTTGTCGCAGGCGGAGAGATCGTCGTTGTTGGATCAACAGCGAACGACGGAACCTACACGATCGACAGTGTGGGGTGGAGTGACCCCGACTTTACGATCGTTGTTGTGGACGCTTTCCCAAGTGCGGTGGCAGACGGAACGGTGTCTGCTTCGTGGCGAGGGGACGAAACGGACGTCAATGACCACACCACTGGAACGGACGCCAGTGGAAAGTGGCTCATCGTGACGAATGGAGTGGATGCACCTCTGAAGTGGGACGGGAGTGGAGAGTTCGAGCGACTTGCAGTTGACCTTGCGGGATTCATTACCTGCAAGTCGCTCGCAGTTTTCGCCGGGTCGTTGTTTCTAGGAAACGTTCTTACTGCGAGCAGTGACCCGCAGTCGGTTGCTTGGAGCGACACAACGAGTTTTGAGGATTTTACAACTGGGAATAGTGGTGTGAATTTGTTCTCAGAGATGAGCGGTGAGCTTCTGCGTATGATTCAAATTGGCGACCGCTTAGCGATCTATGGCGAAGGAACGATTGATGTCTGCACGTGGGTTGGTGGCGAAGCACTCTTCTCGTTCGAGCAGCTTGTGAGAAACACCAACTTGGCGTCAGCGAGAGCAGTTGTTTCTGTTGGCCCCTATCACCTGCTGGCGTCGAACGAAAACTTCTACCTCTTCGATGGCACGAGGATGCTGAGGTCGATTGGGGATGTCATTCGGACACTTTTCAGAGATGAGCTTTTTCTTGAGAAAATCTTTCGCACCCAAGGTTTCTATCACTCGGCGAAAGACCTTGTGTTCTGGATTGTTCCAACGTCAGCTGACACTTCGAGGGTTTTTGTCTTAGAAATTAACTTCTACGACTTAAGCTCAATGAGGTGGAGCATTTATGACCACGCAGACCGTCCTACGACGTTTGGGTTTTACTCCCGCGATGCAACACTTCTGTGGAGCAACCTTAGTGGCTCGTGGGAAGCTCAGGGATGGAGCTGGAACGATGCAGGAATGAGAAGTGGATTTCCCGTTCGAGTTCTTGGTTCAGTCGGAGAAGTCTTTAAGGACGACGGGTTGGTGTTTACCGACGACAGTGTGGCTGTGGTGGCGTTCTTTGAGACAAAGGACTTTGTGTGTGAGGGGGGTTCGTACAAGAGTGTTTATGGGAGGTGGAACGAAGTAGAACTGGAGCTCCGAGGCACGGGTGTGAGTGTGAGCGTCTCGACAGACGAGGGGTTGACGTGGACGCTCGTTTCAGCACTCGTGCTTGCGAACGACTGGGCGACATACAGAGTTCCTCTCGATGTCGTGAGCCGACAGTTGAGAGTGCGGTTGGACGCTCAGAGTTCGACTAGTGACTTTGCGTTGAGGTTTCTCCGCTTGTGGTATCGTGAACAAGGGGCACGCTAGTGGCGCTTATCAATGTTCTAAGCAGCGAACCAGCGCCCCTTGTTCCGAGTGGGCTAACTCCGGAGGTGGATAAGTTTTGTCGAGACCTCCTAGAGTATCTGAGGAGACTTAATGCAAAGTTTCCTGAAGCCCTGCGAGTGGTGGTGGAAACTGGTGGAGGTGTGGTGGGACCAGCAGGTCCAACAGGCCCGCAGGGAGTTCAAGGAGTTCCTGGAGCTGCAGGTGCAGACGGCGATGATGGCCTGGGGTTTTCGCTTAGCGTTGACTCCTGGATTAACTGGACGCAGACTGACGTAGCTGCTAGTGGATCAGAAGCCTTTGGCACAACAGCTAATGTCGATTTTGAGATTTCTACCGAAGACTGGAGAGGTCGGTATGTTTCATCTTCAATATTTTCATACGAGTCAGTTCCTCAAGAAGACCCGGCAGCAGTGTTTTTCATCTTCGTTGACTCTGGTATCACGGGTGTTGCTGGTGTTAGTTCAGGAAGTTCTAACTTTGGAGTCTTCGTTAATCACCTCAATGGGCACCTGTTTGTGAGGCGTTTTGGTGGTGCGAGCACTGAGCAGGTTTTGATCTCTGCCTTTGCCGGACCTCAGAAATCAACCTCTGACGTAACATTTTAACATAAGGACGCGAAAATGAAACTCATCCGAGCAACCCGACCTCTGGCAGTTGACTACATGAAGGAGTTCTTTCTCGAAGCGCTTTCTGGTGTGGATAACGAGACGTTTGCAGCGCAACTGAAAGCCCACCTTGAGGCTCGACCTCGAGAAACGTTCATTCTCCAAGCCTGGAGTGGAAATAACGTAGAGGAAGACAAGCTCGTTGCGTTCGTTGTGGCAACGAAGCCAGAGGGTCAACGTCACGTGTTTATCCACCAGGCTTGGAGCGCGGGAGGCGAGAAGGACGAGCTGGTGGAAGACCGAATGTTCTTTCATCTGCTGATGTGGACGAGAGACTTGGATGTCTGTGAAATTCGCTGCGAGAGCGGACGCGAACCCACGGCTTTCCAGCGAAGATGGAACTTTCAACCGTTTGCAGTTGTGCTTAGCTTTAGTGTTCCAGATGACTTCGAGGTTGCACTTCTGAGAGGTAACCGCGAAGCGTTGATTGGAAGGAGTGTCGAAAATGTCGAGCGACAGCGGCGGAACTCAGATGATCTCAAGCCTGACACCTCAGCAGAAAGCAGTGGCGTCGAGCCTCTCAAATCTGCTGGTGGGCTTGGACAAGCCATCGCAGATGTACGAAGGAGAACTGACAGCCCCGCTGTCAAGCGGCCTGCAGGGGATTGAGACCTACCTGAGAGGCTTAACTCCTGGCGCAAGTCTGCTTGGAGACGAGCAAACGGAGCTGCTGCGCAAAGCTCTCGCGGGTGAGCCTCTGTTTGATTTAAGTGCAGAGACGACCTCTGCGAGGCTGAAAAGCGCGTATGTAACTCCGCTGATGCAAGCCTACGACTCAGACGTTGCACCGAGGATTGATGCTGCGTATGCAGGCTCTGGTGGGTTGTTCTCGAGCAGGAGAGGTCTTTCGAAGTCCTCTGCGATGCAGAACATCATGACGCAGGCTGGAGCGAATATGTCTCAAGCGGTGTTGTCTAACCAGCAGCTCCAGGCACAACTTGTAAATCAGGCAGCTCTAGCTGCTGTGCCTCTTGCACAAAGTGCTTCACTCGCGGGAATCAACCAAGCGTCGATGCTTGCGAATGCACTTACTCCGTTCCAGAACTACCAGCAGCAAGCGCTCACTAACCAGTACAACGAGTGGTTGCGAACTCGTCCAGAGAATTCTCCACTGCTGAATGCTGGGCTGAGCTTCACGGGGCAATCTCAGATGGCTGCGATGACTCAACAGCCTGGCGCAGCGCTTGGTGGTTTCGGAGGAGTCCTAGGTCAGGCTGCAGGTGCAGTCGCGCCAGATGTTCTAAGTACGATGGGCTCGCTCGGGGCGTCACTCTTGGGTGCAATCTTTGGGTAAGTTTTTTGAGAGGTTCCTCTTATGCCTATGCAACAAATTGTGCTTCCTGCGCCAAGAACTCTGGGAGAAGACTTTTCTCCGGGGTTTAGCGCTGGATATGCAAACGCCGTGCAGAAAGCCCTCGCGGAAAAGCAGCTCGATCTGCAGCAGCAGACCGAAACTCGGCTTCAACAGCTAAGTGATTTTCAGCTAAGATCTGCTAAGGAACAGCAGGCACTGCAGAAAGCTGTGCTTTCGACTCAGCAACAGAAAGCTGGTCTTAATGACCAACTGGATGCTGCGTTTCAAGAATTCGAGGTCGACGACCCAATTGACCTTGCGAAGCTAAAACTCCTTGATCCCTCGAAGCCCGGAGACGATCAGAAGTTTCGAGATCTCCTTCGCCCGTACATGATAAGAGAACTTACAAGAAGTCTCTCCGATAGTGGGCTTGATCTTTCAAGTGCTGCGAAGATCACTGACGTTAAGCTCGCTTGGAAAGGCCAGGAGGTTGCGAAAATCCAAAAAGGTTTCCACGAAGCAGACTCTCGTCTCGGTGCGATTCGAGACGCTATGAACTTTGGAAAAGAAAAAGAAAGTTCAGTGTCAGCTGAGGTTATCATGAAGATGATGCTCGCGATGTCTCCAGCTCAGCGTAAGGAGTTTAAGGAGAACTCGCGAGGTTCTACAACTCTTCCGAGTAGCATTAATGAACTCATTCAATCGATACCCACGACAGGGTCAAATCTTGATGAATTCATGAATTTGCTTTCTCCAGAGACTCGAGCTCGAATCATGCTATCTGGCCTTGGGATGTCTCCGACGGAGAAGAAGCCAGTGACTATGATTGGCAAAAACGGTGAGTTGATTCCGACAGGACAGTATGAAGACGTTCCTAGTGGGGCGTTTGAGAAAGCTGTTCTTGAGGCTCTTCCTCCAAAGGACGCTGCTGAAGCAAGAGCTGAGAACGAGAAGATTGCTGCTGATAAAAGACCAGATGTCGTGCCGGTTACGTCTGATGCACTGAGTGAGGACTTCGCGTCAATCCTCAACAAGGGAGAAGACGTTAGGTCGTGGTCTGGATACGAACGTGCTCAAGTTCTTTCGAAAGGCTTCTACGAGCTCTCTGGAAAGGATGCTATGAACGCATCAGCAAAAGACCTTAACACGAGACTCGAGACGAAGTATGGTGAATCGAAGCTCATAAAAGACGTTTCTACGATTTCAACCAAAGATGGAACTCGACGGATGAAGATTCTCGGCGAGCGTGTCTCGGTTGGAAAGGTCGGTGCTTCGCTTGTTGAAAAGAGCCCAGAGCTTGCGGTTTATTTGTGGATAAAAGCTCAGCCACAGCAAGGGGAGGCTCCAGACACAGTGCTTCCAAGGCCTCGAATCAGTGCTGTAGAAAGAGCTGTTCTTACTGGCCTTGTTGTCGACATGTATGAAGGAAACGCGAAGGAGAAGCTCCAAGACTTTATGATCGACTATCCTGCTCTCTTGAAGAGCCGCGACGGTCAGCAAGCGCTTCAGTTCCTTATGGGAGCTTATGACATCTCTGTTGAGAGGTAGTAATTTATGGCACAAAAACCTTTTGTTTATCGAAGCTGGTTTGATGAAGCCTGGGGACCGATTGCTCTAGGGGCGGTTGACATCTCGCAGAAAGTAATGAGGAGGGTTGGGCTTCAGATTGAAGGCAACGATTGGTTTGATCGTCAGAGTGACTTTCTGGAAAACGTTAAGCGTTCACATCCCGAGTGGACACCCGAATCAGTCGACAGCGCTTGGGAAATGCTCACGTCTCCGCGCAAGCTGTGGGGAGTGGTCGGACAGCAGGTGAGCTACATGGGCGCGATGGTTGGGGCGACTGTAGCAGCGTTTGTGGGTGGGCCAATCGCGGGGCCGCTTGCGCTTCTGGCTGGAGCTTCTCTCGCATATGCGATTGAAGGTCAGAGCGCATACGACGACGCGATTGCGAGTGGAGCGACCGAGCGCGAGGCGTCTTTCGCTGCGAACGTCGTAGGACCGATAAACGCTGCGATCGAAGTCATGCAGGGAGGTGGAATCGCTCGGTTTGCGCTGCGAGCGGCAGTTGGAAAGAAGGCGATGGAAAAGGTTGCGGGGTGGACAGCAGGAAAGGTTGTAAAAAGCGAAATTGCTCGTGAGCTCGCGACTCAGGCGTTTGAGGAAATTCTGCAAGGAACAACGAGTGATCTCGCTGCGCTAAGCATTTATGGAAAGCCTGTTCGTGAAGGCTTCTTTGATCGACGCGCTCAGGAAGCCATTGGCGCAGGGGCGGCAACCCTGATGTTTGGTCTCGGCGGAAGAGCAGTTAATCGGGCGCTTGGTAAAGCAGGAAACATTAATGACCTGGTGAGAAACCCCAAGAGCGACCAACCACTCATGAACGAGTCGCTCTTGAGGTCGGCGCTCGAGAAGAACTTCAAGCAGTCGCCCGATGAAGTTAATCAGACGATGAAGTTCTGGATGGCAGGCGCAAGGGTTAAGAGTGAAATCACCGGCCGAACAATTGATCAGTCACTCTCAGAAATGATCTCTCGCGTGACGAACGATGCTCCAGAGAGCGGAGACATCCTGATGCAATCTGGTGTTGGGGTGGGAAAGATTGTTTCGAAGCTCCGAGAAACGCTTCAGAGCGAGAAGTTCGTTCGAGCAGTTGGCGCTGCCGGTGAGGGTGGCCTTGCGACGAAAGACATCCGAGGGCTGTTTACCTCGGCAGGTATTAAGAAAGACGAATTGCTGTGGACAGGATTCGACGATCTGCTGAGCGTCACGGATAAACTTAACCATCAGCAACTTACTCACTGGATGGACGAGCGAGAGCTGGCGGTGATGGACAAGACGTTGGGAGCGAACTCGGAAGTCAAGACGAAGATGGCCGAGCTTGTGAGAGGACGAGACGCTCTTAATAGTCGTTATGGTGAGCTTCACAGCGCGTTCACTGACGCTAGGCTGAAGTTCTTTGCATCTAATCCTCAGGGTCGAGAATACTCCGATGCTGTTGAAGCAGCTAACGTCGCGCTGGAAGCCGACCCGAAGAACAAAGAAGCAAAGACCCTGCTTCAGGCTTACCAAGAACAGATTCAAGTAAGACGTCAGCTTAGAGACGTCGGTCGAGCGATGGATGAACTTCGATCGCAGTCTGCTGGAAGAGCTCAGTACGAGCAATTTACTCTGCCAGGAAAGTACGAAGATTATAACGAACACCTGTTTCTCTTGGTTCCGGCGTTCGGCGAGGAAAAGAACATCCAGGTTCCCCAAGCTTTGCAGAAATCAGGTGCACCGAAGGAAGCGACCTTCAAAGGTCCACACTTTAGCGAACGCAATATTCTCTTTCACGCCCGAACGACTTCGCGAATGGACGCTGCTGGAAATCGCATTCTGATGGTCGAGGAGCTTCAGAGTGACTGGCTGCAGCAGATTCGCAAGCAGGGAGCAGAGGGCGAGCCTCCAAAAGACTTCAAAGCGAAAGGCATCACCCTCGATGGAGAACGTCGTTGGGTTCTTCAGTCTGAAGCACTTAATGTGGAGTATAAAGACGCCTTCACGTCGTTAGCCGAAGCAGAGGAAGCTGCAAAGAAGATCTCATCGGGTGAAACTCCTTTTGACATTTCGTCTGACTTAAATCCCGATGTTGGTCGACTGGTTACGACTCCACGTCCTTCGCCTGCTCCAATGAAAAACACTTGGCAGGAGTTGGGAATTAAGAAGCTCCTGCGCATCGCCATCGAAAGTGGCCACGACGGAATTGCGTTCACCACAGGCGACCAACAGGTGATGCGCAACCCTGGGATGAATGCCGAACAGATGGCAGGAATTCACAAAGGCTACGACGAACATCTCCCTGCGATCGTTCGCGACGTTGTGAGGAAGCTAGACAAGAACCTCAACGTAGGCTCAACGCTCGAGATGCCAACAGACATTGAGCTCACTCCCACAGGCAGGTTTCACGAGCAAGAAGGTGCCTTGTTTGCAAACACTGAACTCACTAAGAAACAGGCCCTCGAGGATAAGAAAGCTATCGAGAAGCTCTCCGCACAGCCTGGTTTCCTTTTCAGTGACGACCTTCGGAGAAACTCCCTCAAGCAGTATCTCTTCCAAGAACCCCTTTCTTCAACCGCCTCCAAGGGTCCACGTGCAGCTGTGACGTTCGGCGAAGCCAACGAAGCTATTCTGCATGCGCTGGAAAATCCGGACGTCTCGTCAGGTTTGCACGAAATGGCCCACGTGTTTCGGCGCCACATCTTGGTTGGTCCTGACGCACAGACTGCTGCGAAGTGGTGCGGGGCAGAAGTGGGTAAGGATGGAAGCATCAACTGGACAGCCGCTGCCGAGGAGAAGTTTGCCACAGGATTCGAAAAGTACGTTTCTGAGGGCAAAGCACCTTCGCAAGATCTCGTCGGTGCGTTCGAGAGCTTTAAGAAGTGGTTAGGAAAAATCTACCAAGCAATCGTTGGAACTCCTCTCGAGATGAAGCTGACGCCCAAGATGCGCGAGGTTTATGGGAGGCTTCTGGTTCGAGATACTCCTGAAGTTTCTGCGAAACGCGCAGAGGTGAGAGCTCTCCAAGCGAAGGTTGTGAAGACGAGAAAGTCCCTTCCGCCCACAAGTGAACGCGTAGCAACCCGTGCTCGCGAACTATGGGTTGAGAAAGGAATGCCGGTTGGTCTGGACGATGAAATTTGGTTTGAAGCCGAGAACGAACTCTCGCCCAAGGACCAGACGTCCGACGCTGAAGTTTCGAAGGTTCGAAGCGAACTCAAAGTTGCGCGAGATGAACTTACAAACTTGGTTGAGAAACGCCGCATCGAGGACACTCCAAACGCTCTGGCGTGGACTACTTCAACTCAGGACGTCCGAGACCACCTCGACGCCGAGAGCTCATCTGATCAGCACGTTCGTACTCGCTTAACGAACACAAAGGAAACTCTTACTCACCTATTTGTCTCGCAAGACTCTGCGATGAAGAAGTATCCCACAGGAGTGCTAGTTCTAGATAAGCTTTCTGATGCCGAAGAGTTCGTGCGTTCGCTGAGAGGGCGCCTCGAGAACTCTCTCGTCGAGACTTACCAAGCGCTGAGTGTTTCGGATCGACGGTGGCTCAACGAGGTGGATGCGGAAGGAAGGTCGAACTTTCAGAAAGTCACCGATGCGTCGTGGGCAGATGAGAAGGTGAGTGCACCGTCGGACGAAGTTGCTGCGCTGGTGGCAAAGATCGGAGAAATCAACAACACTCTGGGAAGTGAAGCCGCTCGTGTGGGAGTGCTTCGCCGAGTTGCAGTTGGTCGACGCAAGACTGCGATTGTTCCGTTTGAATCGTCTCGAACGACGAAGCTTCCAAGAATTCCCACCACTCGAATGTGGGGAGCCATTGCGCGCGGTGATGGGCGTCTTCTCGAAGCAGTCGTGGAGTCAGTAAAGCGTCATAACCCCGAGCTTAAGAGCGAGACAGTGAAAGCCTCTCCTCAAGAATGGCTCGGAGTTGGGATTGACCCCAGGACAAAAGCTCCTCGCATTCGCAAAAGCGGACAGTTGGAAGAAGTCCGTGCGATTAAGAAATTCCCAGACCACGTTATGCTCGACGGCAAGCC